GCGGCTAAGTATATTGGTAGTATGGGTTATCACAAATGGGTTGAAACCGAACACGGAAGCCATCATCTTGAAATAGATGAGGAAGCAATCAATAACGCAAAGGGTAAAATTGAAAAAGGTCTTGGTTTATTTGCTAAACATTTTTTAAGTTTATGGGATTAGATGATAAAAAAGATGGGCGTTCTGTTGATGATACTCCGTCAATAATTGAAGAAGAAAAAAAACGTATTGCGTTTCTTGAAAATGTTATCAAGGGAATATACCAGACAAAGGTGCTTATTGATGAGAACGGTAAGGTTGATATGAAAATAAGTACAAAAGAATTGAAAGAACTCATCTCTGCCGAAAATGAGTTGATGATAATGAAGCGCCGTATTTACGGTATATAGTTTAGTGTTTTTTTGCATAGATTTAACAACATTTTGCATAGATTTATGAAATTACCTACTGGAAATCTTAAAAAAGAATGGGGTGGGACTTTCAATCTCTTATACATTTTAGGGAGTGGTTCAAAGTGGCAAAATAATGAAATACGATACTCAATTAGAAGTGCAGAGAAATATGTTGGTAATTTGGGTAGAGTTTTTATAGTTGGTGAGTTTCCTAAGTTTTTGAGTAGAAAGAATAAGAAAATTACGTACATTGAAGTACACGATTTTACATCTCACAAATTGAGAAATGCTATACGAAAACTCCGTATTGCTGTTATGAACCCAGACGTACCAGAAAACTTTATTTTAATGAACGATGATTTTTTCTTTATGAAGCCAATGCGTGTGTTGCCTTTATGGCATCGTGGTTTTATGAAAGATACTGTCGCACAACACGAAACGAAAGGTGGGTACTATTTTATGGCTTTGCAGGATACGTATAATATGCTCTCTTTTACGTGTAAGATAAAAAATCCGTTGGATTATGAGGTTCATACTCCTATGCACTTTGAGAAAAGTAAGTTGTATGAAACCCTTGCTCTTGCAGAGAAATTAAATGACGAAGTTCTTATACGTAGCTTATATGCAAATATGTACAATCTTGGCGGTGAGTATAGAGATGACGTTAAACTGAAAGTGTATGAGGATATTGATGATTATTTTGAAAAGGATTTGCTTAGTACAGACGATAAGATAGTACAGACAGAGAAGTTGCAAAGGTTGATGGTTCAGAAGTTTTCAAAAATGTCGCACTTTGAAACACCGTAGTGTTGAGTTTTTTCCGTCAATAGTGTAAAATACATACATAGCATTATTCCACCTCGTGCTATAAACCGATTACAAGTAATTTTATTTTGCTATGTCAGCAGAACAGTATTTAGAAAGTGTACTCCGTCCTCTTATGGAAAAGCCAGATGAGTTTTCCATTGAACGGAAAGATGATGAAAAAGGTGTACTGCTCGTTGTTGATGCCGCACGAAGCGATAGAGCAACCCTTATAGGTATTAAGGGACGAAATGCCTCAATGTTTAGACGCTTGCTCAATATCTATGGGTGGAATAATAACGAGGGTAAGGTTTCTTTAATGTTTGCTTTTGATAAGCACACACCAGAAGAAATGGAAACGATGCAAAGTTAAGCATTGTATAGTAAGGTTTATGCGAAAGTCATATTTTTTTTAGGTCGTAAAGTTAGGTAGAGTTAGCAAAAGTTAGCAAAGAGATGTCTAAAAATGTATCAAAACAGAATACGATGAAATCTGCACGTGCAAAACAGAGTGTTGCTAAACTTAAACGAGCGAATGAATATAGACGGTATGGTGGTGTATTAGGATATTTGATGAAGAACTATACTGGCGTTCGTGCGTTTGTTCAAGAGAAGTTATTATCTCAAAAGTTGCCTGCTGATGTATTTTTGGGTGAGTTGAGTGCTAAGTTTCCGAGTATTCCGAAAGAGCATTTTCCAAGTAAGAAAGCAATCAATGACTTTAAGAAGAAATTGATTAGTATTGGTGAAACACCAGAGGGTAAGAAAGAGCAATCATTGGCTATTGTTGAAGAGAGTAAAGCATTGGACGCATTGGACGGATTAAACTTTTTTGCCGAGCGGGTTAATTTATATCGTAAGGCACGTGAGAACCTTGATAATTCAGACCTGATAGTTGAAGTAGGTAAGAGAGTTATGGAACAGAGTAAGATGCCTCCCAAATGGTTGTTTGGTGCATTACAAGACCAGAGGAGTGCAATTACGATGAGTGATAAAGAACTTACTGAATTGTATAAATTGGCTGTTGCGCACGGATTGGCTCAACCATTACCAGAGGAGGGTAAGCCGATGTTTTTTCAAAATAATAATTATTACGAGGGCGAGCGAGTTTCTATACAAATTGACGAAGACGGTAAGCCGATACTTGATGATGAGAAGCGTTCAAATATGCGTACCGTATTACAGCAAATCTTTGGAGTAACAATACGACAAAAGGATATGGAGGATATGTTGTCAAAATACCCAAGAGCATCAGTCGTAGAAGCAAAAATTGAAGAGCATAAAAGCGATTAAGTATGACCCACACTGAAACCCTTTTTGATTTTAGCGATGAGAAACTGGAAGAAATAGCCAGAGAGTTTAATGCACTCAATGAAATGTGTCCGTTGTCTATTCGTAAGGAGGCGGCTATTGAACGGCTTGCCTCTTTTCCTGAAATAGCATTGATAACAGAGAGGGGGCAAATGTTTAAGAACCAGCCCCACCATATTGAGTGGTACAACATTTTGCAGTCAAAGTTGATACAATTAAATCACGATGAACAGTTCTCACCGAATACGTTAGTGTTTAATGATATTGGAAAGATAAATAAACGTATTGCTTTGGAAGCACCACGTGAACATTCAAAGACGACTGTGTTTTCTGTAAACTATCCTTTATGGCGTATAGTGCGCAATCCGAATATCCGTATTATTTTGGTGAGCAATACTATGACGCAAGCGGAAGCATACTTGCGTGAGTTAAAGGGACACATAGACCGTGAGCCAGTTTTTAATGGTATGTTTGGTTCTTTAATGCCTAACGCATCAGAGAAATGGACTGCGAGTGAAATTATTGTGAACCGTGATGCGTTGAACTTAAAAGACCCTACGGTATCTGCTACTGGTATGGGTGGAGTTGTCCTTTCAAGACGTGCCGAGTTAATTATTGTTGACGATATTCTGAACCCACAAAATACAAGGACGGAAGAACAGCGTAAACAGGTAAAGGATTGGTTCAATAACGTATTACTCCCAGTGCTTACTCCTGATGGCGAAGTTGTTGTTGTCGGTACTGCGTGGCATAAGGGTGATATTCTTGAAAGTTTAATTGAAAAGTCCACGTTTGATATTCGTGTACGCTATAAAGCAATACCGAACGAGGGTGATATAAACCCTGTGACTGGTAAACCTAAATTGCTTTGGGAGGGATTGTTTACATACGACCAGTATATGCAGAAGAAACAAGATGACCCAGTTTCTTTTTATCGTCAGTATCAAAACGATGTGCGACAAGCAAGCGATGCGCCTATCAAGCAAGAGTATATTCATTATGTGAACGAGAAAGAGTTGCCTAAGATGGCACGTATTGTTATTGGTGTTGACCCTGCGGTAAGTGAGAGAGATACAAATGAAACCGCAGAGAGTGCCGTTGTTGCAACTGGTATCGGGATAGACAAAAAGTTTTATGTACTTGAAATATCATCTGGTAAATGGTCTTTTGATGTTTTGCTTTCAGAAGCCACACGTGTCTTTTGGAGTGTGAAAGATAAATATGGATTAAGACCAGAGGCGGTTGTTGTTGAAGATGTAAACGCTCAAAAGTGGGCTATACAGCAGATGCGTTCAAGAAAGTTATTGCCTGCAATGGGTGTACGTCCTAACGCAGACAAAACGTCACGATTAAAAACACTTGTACCGTTCTTTACGAACAGTGAGATATTCTTTGTTGTCGGGTGTGAAAAATTGGTGACCGAGTTAGTTGGTTGGGGCGTTGAAAGGTTGAAAGATTTGGTAGATGCTTTTGTGTATTCTATTTGGTTTCTTACCGAGCGTATTCCAGTTACGTCTGGTAATGATAGACCAGATAGGTTATCATAAAGAGTGTAAAGATTGACAATGTTGCGTTGTAAAAAGAAAAGAGTATAATGTAATTAACTTTGAGTAATAAAATAAAATATGATACCTCAAAACTTTCCAAGTGAAACTGAAATCAAAAGAATAACAACGTTGAAAAAGTACGATGATATTGAAGACAATAAACAATTTAGTGCGTTAGGTTTGCACCCTCTTGTGCGTAAGCATTTGTCTGATAGTGATTTGATTTACATTTCTCACGCAATCCCAAGTAAGGTTTCAGAGTTCTATGCTGATTTTGTTTCTGGTGAAGAGGATAAGTTGCAATTTATTGTTGGTGACGATAAACAGCAAGAGTTGGTAGACCATATCGTTGACTTCAACGACTTGGTAGAAAAGATTTATGATTTTGCATACGACCAGAGTGAGTTTAGTTTTGTTGTCTTACTCGGACGAGTTGAAGATGATGAGTTTATTATTGATGCAGTTCCGCAAGACCAGTATTTTCCGCAGAGAGATGGTAGTGTTATTTTTGCGAGTTATGTTGTAAAGCCGAACGCTACTGACCCGACTACTGATGTATGGTTATATACGCAACATTACCGTATTGAAAATGGACACGTTGTTATTGAACGTGAATTACACGATACACTTGTTGGTTCATTAAAAGGTTCTAAGGTTGAGTTGAGTAAATATGATACTTCATTATTGCCGAGAGAAGAGATTAAAGAGTTGGCGTACTTGCCGATAGTTCAGATTGATAATGGACGAAAGCGTGGCACTGGTTTTGGTAAGAGTGATTATGAAGATATTTTGTCAAACCTTTCTGAAATCAATGAGCGTGTTTCACAGATTGCGATACAGTTCTTGAAAGCGCTTAATGCAAAAATGATTTTGCCTGCTTCTATGAAAAACCAAGAGGGAGGTGTAAATCCGTTTGAATACGTTATGATTGATGACAATTCGCAGATGCGTATACAACCTCAATATCTTTCGTTGAACAATCCTCTTATCAATGAAGCGTATACTCATATTGAAAAGCAAATAAATATGATAAGTTTTGTTACGAGCGTTCCTGCATTTGAATTGACTGGTAATACACAACCAGAGCGTGTTGAAAGTTTGCGTATTAAATTATTCTCGGCAGTACGTAAAACAACTCGTAAAAGAATGAAGATGAAAAATGGATTGGATTGGCTTATTCGTATTGGTCTTATGATGAAAGGAATTGCTGAACCAGAAAAAATAACAATCAAGTTCGGTGATGTATTGCCAGAGGACGCATTAACGGAAGCGAACATTGAAGAATTGAAGTTGCGCAATGGTTTGATAAGTAAACGTTCTGCAATGAAGAAATTAGACGGAATGACTGATGAACAGGTTGACGCAGAAATTGAAGAGATGAATGGTGAAAATGCAGTCGCAGGGGTGTTTCCTCAAAACAATCCCCCGCAGATATAGACGAAACAGCATAAAATTAGGTCAATTTAACGAGTTTATACTATGAACTTACCAGATACCTTAAAAGTTGGCGCACGTGAAATACAGGTCAAAATAGCGACATTACCTCCCGACATATTGGGAATGTATCACCCTGATACGTGGACTATTGAAATAAGTGATGCCCTCACCAATCCGTCACAAATTACGGAGGTCTTTATCCACGAAGTAATGCACTCTATAAACGACTACATTGCTTTTGAAAATGACTTACAGCGTGAATTGAATGATGCTGGTGACGAGATTGAAAATGTTGACACTGCGTTTGAATTGGAAGAAAACTTTACGTTGAAGTTTGCGCAGACATTATTCCAAGTTCTTAAAGACAATGAGTTTTTTGGTATCGCAGATGTGCAACCGCAAAATAACAATGAGCGACCACAAGATGACGTATATAATAAAATTGTATAATTACTAAAATGTTTAACTTCACTACAAATAAAATCCCGCAGGAAAAGGTTGAAGAAAAGTTTGGACGTAATGCGAAGATACTTGAAGAGTTCGCAAAGCGTGTAGATTGGAAAATTGTCGTACGTTTTGTTGCGTATGCACACGGTATTTTACTTGCAATTATTTTTACTACCTTAGTCGTTATCAGATTGGCTTTTGCTATTTTCTAACTATGTATGTAAAGAGGAACGAACAATACCACGAAGCATATACCGTAGAGCAGATTAAAAAAGTGGTATGGAGTATGATTATATTGCCGCCAGAAGAAAAAGAAATTGCTGGTATTCCGTTTTTAGTGAAGCCACAAGAAATAGATGAGAATATAAACCGTAACCATTTTTTCACTGATATGTTAAGTAGGTTGCGAGCAAGTGAATTAAATGAAAAACCGATATGCCAAAACCCACAATCTCAAAATTAGATGTATCAAGTATTCCGACAGAAGCACGTATTAAAGAGATGCTTGTTTATGTGCAGAAGTTGAATACCGAAGTGCAAGGGATTGTGTTGAAAAGTTTGAACTTGAAATTAGACGATGCAAACCTTAAAAAACAAATATCTGCTATTCAAGGATTGGCGAGTGCTTCTGAAACGCAGTTGAGAGAGTGGTTGATAAAGAATATACCGCAACAATATGTTGATGGTATGAACATTACGAATGGTGCGTCTGGTGAAAATATAATTGACTTTGCAGATTTTCAAAAAAGTGATGCGTTTGTGTTTCATCGTGATGCTATAAACTTATTACTCAAAGATAGTTATTTAGAGTTTGCGAATACAATGACTGGATTGGTGCGTGGTGCTGAAAAAACTTTGAATGAAGTTGCAAAGCGACAGATACGTAGTAAAATAGTTGTAGGTGAAATTGTTGGGTCTGATGTCCGTACGATTGCGAGAGATATTAAGCAAGGACTGCAAGAGCAAGGGTTTAATATAATGTTTAATAAATCTGGTAGACGTGTTGACTTACCTACATATTCTGAAATGCTTGCACGTACACAATTAGTAAGAACAGCTAATGAGGGAGTGATAAACCGAATGACTGAAACAGGTAATGACATTGTAGAGTGGAGTGCATTTGAAGATGAAAGAGAATGTCCTATCTGTGGAAAACTTGATGGACAGATTTTTTCAATTTCTGGTGACAGTGAAAATTACAAGCAATTACCTGATATTCCTGCGCACCCGAACTGTCGTTGTGCATTATTGCCAAGACCAGAATTGAGTGGATAGTGTGTTGACAAGATTGTAAGGTTTGCTAAAATGAGTGTATAAATTGTTTGGTGTGCTTTTAAGAACACCGCACAGTTGGGTGAACTGTATAAAACACTCATAGGGTTAGTCACCCTTAATAAAAATAAAGACAACAAATATGTTGATACAAAAAGACGGAAAGTATTTTCAGTCGGACGATAAAGGTGAATTGCTTTTGAATGATAAGCAAGAACCCATTGAAGCGTCCCCAGAAGATGTACAAAAGTTTCTTGACGAAGAAGCGGCAAAGAATAATCCTGACAATCCTGATGCCACAGAACATCAAGATGATAGGGATAAAAAAGGTGACGAAGTTCCGCCAGCGAACGAAGATAAGCCCGATGTCGTAAATATGTCGGAAGACGATATTGCGAAAGAGGCAGAAAATAGTCCTGTGTTGGCACGTGTCCTTGCTGAACGCAATGAGGCACAACGGAAACTTTCTGATGCTGAAACAAATCATCAGAAAGAACTTGACGAACTTGCGAAGAACGATAAAGGTTTCGGTTCTCTCTATAAAACAGAGGTGGAAAAGAATACGAAACTTGAAAGTGAATTGAATAAAGCCAATTCATTATTGAGAGAATATAAAACATCTCTTGATAACGTTGTGAGTGAGTTCTTAAAGTATATTCCGAAAGAGAAACAGTCGCTTATTCCTGCTGACTATTCTGCGAAAAAGAAATTGGAGTATATCTTGTCAAATGCTACCGCTTTGAATGTTGACAGTATTCTTGTTAAGGGTAGTAAAGTTCCAAAGAACGAAAACGAACCCGAACTCTCTCGTGAGCAAACGCTTGTGAAAGAGATAAATGAGTTGATGGCAAAACCAAAATTGACACCAACCGAGCAGTCCCTCTTGAATGAAAAATCAAGGGAACTGAAAAGTATTAGAGGTATCAAATAATTAGTAATTTAATCTTTTTCTACTACTATGGATTTAGGACTTCATACAACGTTGTCTGACGCAAACAGCAAACTTGACCCCGAAGTAATTGCAGTCGCAAAACAGGTGTCACCTAACCTTTCCGATGCGTTCGGAAAAGTATGGGATTTGTTCTCTGTGCGTCAAGCACCGTTTGAAACTGATAAGTTTCAGGTTTTAGCACGAACCTTTACACAACCCGAAGTTGTAGTGCAAGCGTCTGGTTCAGGCGCAGATTGGGACACTAACAGCGACATCACTGCCCTCCCTGTTTCATCGGGAACGATTGACCGCATTACCATTGGTGATGTGTTGCAGGTAGAAAGTGAAATTGTTGTTGTTAAAAGCGTAGACCGCAGTGGTAATACCATTGATGTCTATGAGCGTGGTGCTGGTGAAAGCGCCGCCGCCGCACACGGAACTGCCGCTATTACCGCTTTGGTAATTGGACACTCCGCACGTGAGGGACGAGTAGATGTAGAGTCACTTTCTGAAACTACGGAAGTGATTGACAACTACTGCCAGTTGGTTGAAGAAAGTATTGACCTTTCATTTGCCGATAGCGAACAAGCACGTAAAACTGGACGAACCGAAGATACTTTGAAAGCGGAAGCGATGACACGTGTTATGCGTAAATTAGCACGTACTGCG